AAATGAAACATGGACACCAGAGTCAGAATTGATTTCTCCCCACGCTCCGTGTCCAGCCACTCCTGCTGATGAAATGGCGGAAAAATAAAGGGCTCCACAAGTTTTTCCCACATTTTGAACACCCACAGTGCTAGAAGTACCGTAAGCACTAGGCTTCCAACATCTAAATGCCGCAGCGTTGCCGTTTGTAGAAACCTGTAATGTTGGCGCAGCTCGCATTTCTGTGGGAAAATGAACAACGCCGTAAACCGACGTTGTGGCGTACCACATTCCACTCATCACTGGATGGGTATTGAGTACGCTGCCATCAGTATGACGGTAGTAATACCTTTGACACCTAGCCAGCTCATCACCGTGGCTTCTGTGCTCAAACGTTGTCGCCTTCTCGCCAACTTCTAGTTGGACGCCGGTGATCTGCCAAGTTGCACCAGCGGTTGTAATCACACCATCTTGAGCATGACCATACCCCCATCTGGAAGAAACATAAGCGCCCCAAGCAGTTGAATCTGTTGAGTCCCAATCAGATCCTGTTGCTAAATTCCAAGCAACTTGGAAACCAACACCGTTGTCGTTGTTAATAGTTCCACCAGTATCACCTGTCAAAGTTATTTCTTTGCGTTCCCAGGTGTTAGCAGTGTTAATCGTATAAGTAGCTGTTCTGTTGCGAGAACCGTCATCTTGAAAAAAGCTGCATCCATAGGTGCCAGTTACTGACGACTTTACATAGAAAGACAGAGTAAGTGTTTGCGCAGAGGATGTTCCGTACTGTAAATGCTGAAGGTTTTGCGCTTCGATAAGTGTTTGAATATAGACAATATCGTTAGCGTTAATCGCTGCTTCTGGGGTTCCTGTAGTGAACTTTAAGCTTTTTGAGAACCCTGCAGGAGCGTCAGTGCTTTGAGTAATCGTACAGTCAAGCGACTCTAGGTTTGCCGTTACAAACGACATCCTGTCCAGTGAATACCCAGTAGTTGTTCCATCATGAGCAAATGAACTGCTAGTTCCGCGTTGCGATACAGTCATCCCGCCATTTATGACAAGGTTTCTGTTACTCAACGCCCCAGCAGACGGCATCTGCACGCCATCAACTGTTACGTGCCCACTTGAATCAACCTCAACACCACCGGCAGTTGTGCCAGTGGATTCCATTTTATTTACTTTAATTACGCTCATTTAACCCTCCGGTGCAGGGTATTGTTCTTTTACAGCTTTGCAGTGGTTATAGAACTCTGCAAACTTTACTTTGAGATCTTCGTCAGCGTCGATAGCGTGCCAAAGCATGTCAAGTTGTGATCCGAATGTGCCGTAAGACATCCGGCGGTCGCATTGATAAGGAAGTTCCATAATTATGCAATAGATGTAATTGAAAGGCTTGGACCGTTAAAGATGTTGCCAGCGGTTCCATCCCAATGGTAATTGTGATGTAATTTGGCTGGATTAGCGCTAGCGTGGTACTCTCTACATTGAATCTTCAAAGTTTTGTCGCTAGTCCAAGTACCAATTTTACCGTTTGCAATATCCTCAGTGGCATTGCCAACACTTAAGGGCACTCTAATGCGGTGTTGCCCATCGTAGTATGGAAATGCAGAAGTTCTAGCTCTTGTGACCTCAGAACTGTCTACAAAAAATTTGAAGTGGCACAATGGCAAACCAGCTCCGGCATAAGCAACTTGCACCTGAAAATCATAAACAACGACCTTTGTTTCACTTGGAGGTGTGTAAGTAAATGAAGATCCAGTTACATCTGCATAAGATGTTGTCAAGTCTTGAGCAGCAGTTACATTGGCAAACGTATAAGTTCCGCTGCCAACAGTTTGGGATACTCCGTTGCAAAGCCCTGCAATCGTTTCAATAACCTGTCCAGGTTGAGCTTTCGGTTGTGCAAACTCAAGCGTTCCAGGAGTGCTGCCGTTTTTAAGAACTTGGTCAGCAGTGCCTACACCATTAGGCAGTGTCAAAGAAATATCACCGCCACTTACGGCGGCGGGAACGTCCAGTTCAATAGAACCAGACGTTGCACCTGTTAGTTTAATACTCATCAGCCCAATGCAGTTTTGATTTCAGCAGTCGTGGTCGCTGCCTCAATCGCATCTTGCATGGTTGCATACTTAGTACGGATTTGAGCGCGAGCAGCTTCAGCAGCAGTAGCGTCAGCACCAGGGATCTGTTTAGAGATCACTTCATCATGAGGCTTGAACTCTTCTGCACGAGCGGCACGACGACGCTCATGGGCAATTTCTTTGGACTTAGGCAGGTCTTCTGCAACAGTTGAGCCAGACTTGACCCAGGCGTTACGGAAGGTACGGTCGGTAGGGATTACTTCGTCGTCAACAATTTCGTAATCAGTCAAACCAAGACGTGCAGGAAGCTCACTAATCGGAACTTCACCAGTAGGATGGACGACCGACACGCCGCCTTCAGAGTTAGTGTAAATAATTTTAGACATGTTAAAAAATAAATAGAAGGGATGTGTCAGTTGCCGTGGATAACAACAAAAACGTGATCGGCATCTAACTTGTTAGAAGCGTCCCAAACAGTATGAACTCTTATAGAACTGGCTGATTTTGCAAAAGCACCATAAGAACCAGAGCCAATAGAAAGCCATCTGTGACCTGAACCACTAGCAAGGTCTGCAACAGTTCCAGATACGCAATAATTTGTATCTGGCATATTGCTTGAAAAATTTACAGTGTAATCACCTGTACCATTGTCAGTAATCGAACTGACATTGAAACTGTCTCTGATGGCAACAGTTCCTCTTCCGTTAAAATCAACCCACGCCTTAGCCGCACCAGGGACACTGATTGGACTTTGGTTACCTGCTGCGTTAAGCAGGTTATCTACTTTGAGTGTACTCATGGGTCAACCTCCGAAGACTGCAAAGTGGATATGTGGACTATCAGACCAGGCTGAAGCGTTATAAACTACGACCGAAAATCTGTGTGAATTTACTGTTGAATCAGCCAAAGTACCTCCTTGTCCTATAGTGTTCGGCATTGCAAAGTTATAGGAACCCCCAAACGCTGCACTAATGACAGCGACGTAATTAGCATTCGCCATTGCCGTACTAAAGTTCACCGTGTAAGCACCAGTACCGGTGTCAGTAATAGAGCTAACGTTGAACGAATCGCGGATAGCAACCGTACCAGTGCCATTAAAGTTGACCCACGCCTTAGCCCGACCCTGATTGATCTCTTCAGGCGTTGAATTGTTATTGCCTGAAGTGTCTTGAATGTTAGATGTTTTAAGTGTGCTCATAGGTCAACTCCCGAAAACTGCAACTGATACTGTTTTACAGTCGTACAGTGCTCCGGTATAAATACCCATAATTACATGCACTTGTGTTGTACTGTATGCGGCTCTTGCATATTCAGGAAATACGGCAGAACCACCTGTAGTTACTGCATTAGTATTGTCAAATTGAGTCAGGACTGATGTACAATAATTGGCGTTAGCCATAGCATTAGCAAAGTTTACTGAATAAGCACCAGTACCGTTGTCAGTAATCGAACTGACATTGAATGAATCCCTAATTGTAACAGTACCAATGCCGTCAAAATTGACCCAAGCCCGACAGAACGTACCACATTCCGTACCGTTTACATCTTTAATTACTGGCGGTGTGTTTGCCGCCTTACTTGTGATATTTGCAGTTGATAGTGTGCTCATACGATACTCCAGGTTGCGCCAGTGCCAATAGTCACTGTGACGTTGTTGTCAATAGAAATGGGGCCAAAAGAGCCCCAGTTATACGTGCCACTCAGAGTTTCGTTACTGGACACATTCTTAATGTTTTTAATGAAGATGCCATCAGCGATGACATCAGGCAGACCAGCGTCTGCGATGCCAGAGACAACTCCGGCACCAGTAAGAGTAAGAGGCATGATTAAAGAACAACTAGACGAGCGTTAGCAGGAACAGTAAGGGTGACACCTGATGCCACAGTGATTGGGCCGACACAACTGGCTCCAGTACCGACAGAAGCACTACCACCAATGTTTGTACCGATGGTGTAGTTAGTGCTGACAGTCAGTTTGTTTTCTTGGAACACTGTGTCAGTGCCTCCGCCAGTGGCTCCACCTCCGCCTTGGTCAACCCAAGACAACGCACCAGATCCATCAGTCTTCAGAACTTGATCCGCATTGCCATCGTTGTCTGGCAGCGTCAACGTGTAAGAAGCAGCAGCACTGTGTGGAGGTGACTTGATTTTGACACCATGGCTGTTAGCAGAACAGTTGAGTTGCAACACGCCATCGTTACCACCAGCACCTTTTACTTCGACAACACCAGTTCCATTGGGGTTTAGTTTGATGTTGCCGTTAGTAGTGCTGGTATTGATTTCGTTAGCTTGAACGTCAAGATCACCACCGAGTTGAGGCGTGGTGTCTGAAACGACATCAGTAGAAATCGTGTTACCAGAAGCTGCTGTAATACGTCCCTGTGCGTCTACAGTGATCGAAGGAACGCTTGTGCTAGAACCGTAAGAACCAGCAGTCACAGAGGTGTCTGCAAGCTTTGCAGCGGTTACAGCGTCGTCAGCAATTTTGGCAGTCGTTACTGCATCTGCTGCAAGTTTGCCAGAAGTTACAGCGTTACTAGCAATTTCTGAGGTAGAAACCTGACCATTAGAAGCTGCAGTAATTCGTCCTTGTGCGTCAACAGTAATATCAGCAGCGGTATAACTACCAGCAGTAACAGCAGTGTCTGCCAGTTTAGTTGCATCAACTGCATCATCAGCAAGTTGAGCCGTGTCAATGCCACCAGTAGCGACAGAAATGGTGCCACCAGCGGTGATAGTACCACCAGTCAATCCTGTGCCTGTAGCAACGCTAGTAACAGTACCTGCACCAGAAACAGAACCGGGGACCCAGTTAGTGCCGTTCCATTTCAACAGCTCGTTTACTGAGGGGCTCGGGGCAGAAACATTGGACAGGTCATCAAGTTCAACATCAAGCTTGCTACCGTCAATGGCAGCAGAGGCGTTGATGTCTGCATTGACAATCGTACCGTCAGCAATTTTATCTGTAGTGACTGCAGAATTTGCAATCTTGGCTGTGGTTACAGCATCATTAGCAATTTCAGCAGTGCTAATTACACCGTTTGATGCAGCAGTAACTCGGCCCTGAGCATCGACAGTGATGTCAGCAGCCGTGTAACTACCGGCAGTGACAGCCGTGTCTGCTAGTTTGTCTGCAGTTACAGCATCGTCAGCAATCTTGGCTGTGGTGACTTGAGTATCACCAATGTGTGCCGTGTCAATCGACCCATCGACGTAGTGTTCAGAGTCGATGCTGTCATCGGCAATCTTTGAACCGTTGACGGCGTCAGCGGCCAGTTTGTCTGTAGTTACCGCACCATTGTTGATGGTGGTTGCGATAACTGTATTGTTAGCCAGTTTTGCTGATGTAACAGCACCATCGCGCAGTTTTGCTGTGGTAACAGCTTCGTCAGCAATGTTGTCAGTACTAGCTCTTTCTTGATCAGCATACAAAAGCTGATCCAAGTTTTCGTTTAGTTCGCCTGCTTTAAGAGCAGAGCCCGAAGCAAAAACAAATCGGGCTGCATCTACATCAGTATCACGGAAGATACGGATCTTGACTCCATTTGCAGGAGCAGTAGTGAACTGGATAGTAGTGGCGTTAGCAAATGTGAATGCAGTTGTAGCAACATGATCAAGAGTTACCTTGACATCTGCTTCTTTGAGATATGCAAATGTGACAGAGTAATTGGTGGTGGAGCCATTACCTGTATAAGAGTGTTCAGTTGTAAGTGTAGTTGCCATTACTTATTGGTAAGTATCAAAGCAGGGGCGGAGTTTTCAATAGTTTGGTTTGCTCTCGTCCGAACCTCTTGCCGGTCTTTTTCATCCTGTTCTTCAACCAACAGTTGAACTGCCGGGTCTTGGCTGATCTGTGCCCAAGCTTTATCTTTAGCTTGAGCCATTACAAGCTCGATTAGGTCAACATGCTTGAAACTCTTACTGGGATCCATAAATCGGTTACCAGCTTCAAGTTCACGACGCATGTCCTGAATAGACTCTTGAACATCCTTACGGCTTGCAAGGTGGTCAAGTGCAGCTTGTGGGTTTTCAAATGTACGGCCACCAAAGTTAATTTGAGCGTTACCCATTGCTTGTTGAAGCATTGAACGCACGTCTGCAGCATCGCTAAGGTCGTAACCATTGGCGCTGTAGACAGACTCACGAATCGGGTAATTACTTTCAAGCAAAAGGCGACGGCCAGGACTGTTGTCGTCAAAGTTGATTTGGAATGGAGTAACTGCGTTCCATGCACGTTGAAGGAAGTTCCAACTGTTGAGAGGCTTACCTGTCAACATGTCATACTTCAACGGCAGTGGATCAGTAGCTAGATACTCACTAGCAAGGTTGCGGTTACGAATAGACTCGAAAATGTCAGCATTAAGCTCACGCATGTACGGATTGATAATCCGACCAAACTCATTACGAAGGCTGGACATCGGAACAATGTTGTTCATGATGCTGCCAATAGCACGAGCAGAACCTTCTGGTTTCATGTTTACCAGTTGGAACAAAGAGTCAAGACCGGAGAAATAGGACTTTTTAAGTGGTCCTGCTGCAAGAGCTGCAGCCATTTTCTTCCAGTGATCCTCTGCCCATTCAGCACCCATCAGGTCCAGGTTGTCTCCAACGTTGGCAATGTTTGCCAAGATCATGGAGAAGGGTTCACCCAGGGCGTCGTAACTAACCCATGCACCACCAATTTTTATAGACCTAGGTTTCCAACCTGCAGCAATCCAAGCTTGCTTCAGTTGTTCATCCATAGGACCGTCACCAGTCATGTTGCCATTGAGGTACATCTGTGTGCCACTAATAGTCACACCGAGGCCAATAGCTTGACGACCAGCAAGAAGAGCCTTTTCGTTACGCAGGTCTTCCATAGAGTTGATGCCATACTTGCCAACTTTCTCAAGAAGGTTGTCTTCGTTAGCAGTTAGGACATCGAGAGTACGTTTACGGAACGCACCGATAAGCGGCATGTTCTTGACATTCATATCAAGACCATTGATACCTGTGCGTGCAAACAAGTAGAACGGACGCAGCATTGGATACTGACCGATCAATTTGTCTAGGTTTGCAGCAAAGCCAGTCAACTCTTCTGTAAGAGTTGCTTCTTTGTACATGCCCTCAAGGAACGCATCTTTAGTAATGTCGATGTTGCCATCAGCATCCAAAAGTTCTTTGTAGAAGAGATCTTCATATTGCTTGTAATCATCTGCAGTAGCTTCCAGTAGATCGCCACCACGTTTCATCTCAAGCACTTTACGTACAGAGCGTTCCTTAGCCCTGGCACGTGCCATGATGAACTTATAGGTATCGTCAACGGACGACAGCAGTCGTGGTGAGTAGGACAGCAGACGGTTGTCATTCAAGCCCCGCGCAATCCAACCAATGGCATAGGAGAACTTGTCACCAACGGTTCCGCGTTGCTCAATCCATTGCTCTTGCATTGCCCACATCTGGTCAGTGGTGTTGTACTCACTGAAACGATTACGCATGTCAGCAAAATCACCAGTCCAGTAACTGTTGAGGCGTTTAGTGAAAACAGTCCAAGCTTCAGGAATCACTTCCATGTGTGACTTAAACGAAGCCATGCTGGCGCGAGCTGTGTCAAGATCGCCCAGGAGAGCGCCTCCTACACCTTTACCAAGGCTTTGAAGACCCATAATCTCACCAGTACCCACAAGGGCACGCTGAGCGGTCTTCAGGCCGCTTAGGACACTGTTGACAAAAACACCACCAAGTTCTTTAAGAGTCTGGTTTTTATTACTCATACCATGCAGACGACGACGCATGAAGGCGTCAAGATCAGTCCAGTTATGGATGTTGTCGGCACCGCTAAAAGCTTCAATAATAGCTTCCATTACATCTTGGTTCTTGGTTTGCCCCATGAACTGAAGAGCAGTGTCGATGCTTTCCTTGGTTTGTGTATGGATTTGAGTAAAGCGTTCAGCAATCTGTTCAGGAGCAAGCTGCAGTTGTTGACCTTGGATACCCCAGAGGTAACGACGTTTCTTGACTTCAGAAAGGCCAATGATCAGTCGATCACGGATGGTCTTCAGTGGACCGTCAATATCAGCGATGTCAACGCCCTGTGCCATTAGCTCACGCGATCCAATAGACAGGTCACGTAGTTGCTTGAACAGTGAAGAGTTGACGAGGTCAGCAGCGACCACGTTTTCCATGCTCCACAGCTCGTAGGTCTCGTCACCCAAGTTTGCCACGTCTTTGTTGTAGGCATCGATTGGTGCCCAGAACTCTTCGGCGGACATGTTATCTAGGTTGCGACCCATGACTTTCTGCATACGTTCGTAAGCAGGTCCAAAGACTTGGCGGAAAGTACGGCCCTTAGATTTGAGGTCTTGAACCATACGCTGATAACGAGCATCGCCTAGCAGCTCAGCAGCTTTTTCCTGCAACACATCGCTAGGAATACCGTTTTCATTAGCCATACGCTCTGCCTGGGCAGGAGTAAGCGGTGAATCGGTAGAACCTGCAGCGCCACCAGGAACGTTGGGATCGTCGATCTTGTTGAGCTGTTCGTAAATGTCACCAGCGGGTGCAGTCGAGTTAGGGCTGCCTTGCCACGGATCAGCAATAGGCTTGTTCTTGTGACCACGGAAAGCAAGCTGCGGAGGGAGAACTTTATCAGCTCCGCTTTGCAGCGGTTTGGGATCAGGAATTACATCAACATCAACGACATCACCGCCTAACTGGGGTGTGTCGAGATTGATGTCACGGACATACGCCATAGCGTCGTCAAGCTCTTGCTGACCTTTTTCCAAGACCTGCTCAGCCACGTTGGCTTCACGAGCAAAAGCTTTGTCAACACCACGTTCGCCAAACATCTTGCCGATTACTCGGTCAAAGATGCCTGCCATACCCATCTCTTCAACAACGTTCTTTAGTTTTTTGAGAAGAGGGTGGTCTTCGTCTTGCGTAGCAAGAGGGCCAAGAACAATGCCCATTTCAGGTACATGCTGGACAATCTTTCCAGACAGGTTGTGATCGTCGTGCTGTTTAGAAACAAGAGCTGCAACACCTGCAGAGGTCATGCTGACACCTGCAGCTCCAAGTGAAATACCTGCTGCTGCAGATCCAGCCGTGACGGCAACACCGTAAGAACCGTAGTAAGCAAGCTCTTCTGCCATGTTGCCCCACCAAGTAGTGACAGGTGCATAGCCACCTCTGAACTCAACAAAGTCACCGATTGGGTTCCACTCAGGTTCGTAGTTGGGGTCACCAATGTCTTCCCCCTTAGCAGCATCACTAATGCGCTCAGGGAAAGTAGTTACACTTTCACCAAACCGCAAAGCTGCGTTGTTGAGAGCGTTCCTAGATTCAGTGGCGATTGGACTTGTTTCACGTGCCTCGGCAATCTCAAGGGCGGCATCACCTAATGCTTGCAGTGGATTAGTCTGTACTTCCTCTTGTTGTTGTTCTTGTTGCTGCTCCTCTTGTAAAGCACGCTCTTGTTCTTCTTTTAGACGCTGCTGCTCAACCAGATCTTGTTGATTGACGTCTACTTGGTCAGATAAAAAATTTGTGTCCTCTTGGGACAACTGCAAAATAGTAGGATCCATGCTTAGTTATATTTGAGCCCAGGCAACGTATTGATTGGGTTTTGATAAATACCAGCACTGTTTTGGAAAAACCTTAAAAGACGTTGTCGCTCTTCTTCGCTTGCGAATTTGAGACCACGCCATTCGTTGATTAAACCTTGGGTGCCTCCACCCCAGCTAACTCTTTGCTTACCACGTTCGTACCAAAAATCAGCTTGTACTTTTTTGGAAAAAATTGTGTCATCAGGAAGACCTAAACGACGCTGTGTTTCATGAAATGTCCCTGGTGTAAATTGAGTTGCGCCGGTTGCGAATAGTGCTTCAGGGTGACCCTTAGGCAAGTCCATGCGTCGTTTGATCTCACCGAGTGTCATTGATAAAACATCTTGACTTAGATCTTTAGAGCTATCGCCAGGGTTAATTGATGTATAGCCGTTGTCCGCTCCGCCTTGATTAAATGCATTAAACCAACCATACTTTGCTCCAGATTCCTTAGACATAGTAAGTCCAAGTGCCCATTCAGCTTCATCAGTAAGGCCAATCTCTTGCAGCACACGCAGTGTGCGACCTGTGGTATTGTTTTTTCTCAAAAGAGTTTGATGAACAGGACTGAGTTCATCCACCTTTTGTTCAATAGCAGGTTTCTTAAAACCAACAAAGCCACGCTTGGCAAGTTCACTCAAAGCACCATCAACAGCAGTATAGCCAGTACCAGCCGTAGCAATGGCAAATATGTCAGGCAAAGTCCGAACAGGAGCAACACCTTCAGGAAGGTTTCCAGCTTGTGTTTGGAAGTAAGCAACAGCTTGGGCCACGTCATCCATCATTCCTGAAGCAGGAGGTGCTTGGGGGTCGAGGAGTGATCGACGAAGGTCTACAAGTTGTTGTTGACGAGTAGTGTTGTTTGTAACTTCTATGGTATCATAACTACCATTATTGATAGCAGTCGCGACCCTAGCAATAGCTTGCTCATGTGCGCCCTCAGCATCAACTTTGCCAGAAAGCATTAACTGCCTGAACTGTTTTTGATAATCACGTTGAGCACGCTCTAAGACACGTTCATATTTTTCAAAGCCACCAGTCGGTTTTGTTTTACCTTCCTGGTATTGGAACCTATCATTGACAGCACCCTGGATACGTCTGTTAGCACCAGAAGTAAAGCTTTCACCAGCAGAAGTTATGCTTGTGTCTTGCTTGACTTGATCAATATACGCAGCACGCACCGACTGAGGCATACCGTTAAGGTCAGATTCAATGTAGTAACCACGGGTAGCTTTCTTGGCTTCTAACATCTCCTTTGCTTCATCAGCATCACGCTCTTCCGCAGTCCTGTAGTTATCCAACATGTCACTTTTTAATCCTAAACCCTGTTGGCGGTAGGAAACGTTTAGTTCATCTATTTGTTCATCAGTAAGCGGAACTCCGCTCTCGTCGCGTTCGTTTACAAGTTCGAGGAATTTGTTTTTGAAATCGTTACGACGGGCAGTAAGTTCTTTTTCGGCAAGTGACGATCTATTTACACGAGCCTCTTGTAGCTTCTTTTCTACCTTTACAAAGTCCCGCTTAAAGGCTTTCCCAATGGTGGTCCGACCCATGCCACGATGATCAAACTCATGACCCATAAGGGCACGGACTTGAGTTTCTGTAATTTCGTCATTGTCAATCATTTCGATGAGCATCTTGGAGGCGGCTTCACGAGCCTTACCTGCACCGCCGAAATCAGATGCTCGGGTGGTAATCATGCTGAGGTACGCCTGACCTCCGTTTTCTGAGTACAAACCAGCAGTAAGTTGGTCCTTGGCTTCAGTAACTCTTTCCTCTTGTAAACGTTTGGAGTAAGCATCGGACCATTTAATTGCTTCCTTTTCTTCAAACTTTTGAATGCTGGGAAACATATACTTAGCTGCCATCACAGGGTTGAACTCTGCGAATCGATCTAAATAGTCTTGTCTGATTTGAGCCGAAACAGCGGCACGTTGTTGAGGTGTAACGGCTGAGTCGTAAGTAACGTCCTCACCGTTAATGTTGACCTTAGTAGTAGAACGCTTTTCTGCAAAGTGTGAACCGTAAGCAGCACCGCCCATTTGAAGGGACTGCACGGCATAGCCGTACTGAGCCCAGGCAGACATCTTGCGGATGTTCTGTGCGGTGTAAGGGTCACCGTCTTGTTCAACCTTGTTCGCTACTTCACGTGTCTGTTGATCAAGAGCTTCGCCTTCTTGTTCTTGTACGTTAAGGTCATCAAGTTCTTCTTGTGGAACACCGCCGTTGTAGGCGATGTACATTCCACGCTGCATCTCTTTCTTTTGAAACTCGTCACGCTTTTGTTCAGCGTATTTAGTAATAGAAGTAGAGATTTTTTCAAGACCACTAAAGGCCAGTTGAAGATCTTTTAGACGTGCTCGATCATTGGCACGCATGGCTGCCATATATTGTGCTTCGGCAGCCTGTTGTTTACGTACGTTTTCGTCGTAAGCCTGAAGGGGACTTGATACCTGTACAGGTTGAAAGGATCCTCCCCTGTTAAACGAGGTAAAAGTCATTAGTTACTGTAGTAATCGGTAGTACTAGGCATGTATTCTTGGACACCACTAATGTTTAATTCGCTTGTGTTTAATTTACGAAACGGATCGGTTGGCGGCAGGCTCTTTTGATATGCCCCATAAGCACTAGTGGCTGTTCCAGCAATATCACCAAGGAAGTTAATAGAGGCACCAGTCATATCCATATCAGGCTTAGGCGGAGCAATACCAGGCATTGGAATTGGTCCAACAGCGTCAAAAGCACGTTGATTAGCGGATCGAAGTTTTGTCTTAAGGTTACGTCCAAAGCCATCAACCTTTTCACGGGCACGGATAAGGTTGGAAACTTGCATGGCTTTCATACGACCCAACTCAGCAAACGGCAAAGAACGCAAACGCCTTGCGGTATTACCCTCACCAACATATTTCAAACGTTTTGCAATGTTGATGAAGTCATTTTGGTATTTAACAGACGCTAAACTGTATTGATCATTAAGCCAAGCTTGTTCTTTAGCAAAAGCTGCACTGGCAGCTAAAGCATTTTCATCTATTTGTTGGTCATATCTGGCAAGTTTTAGCTTATAGCGCCCCTGGTCACGCATGAAGTTCAGCTTACGGAACTCCATTTGACGTTCCCAATCACGGGCCACAGCACTCTTTTGACTGCTAGCAGCCGCTAAACCACCAAATGCTTTAATTCCTCCAGCTACTGCTGTTAGGGCTGTTACTGGTTCGCACACGGCAAAATTCTATAAAGGTTAAATTGTTTGGACCGTAAGTAACTTCACGCAAGAACTTAAATCCAAGAAAACGAAGGAGCTTTAGATGGGTAGTGTTGCGCTTGTCAACAATGTTCCACAGCACCTTCTCTGGTCTACTGTCAATAAATCTTTTGCACTTACGTGCGAATGACATCGGATGTTTGTGTATCTCAGGAGTGCATAACATCCAGATCCCGTTCTCGGGACCTATACCAAAGGCGGCACCCCACTTGTTGTCGGGTGTCAACCAAGCTCCTGAGTAGCCCACAGAAGCTCCTGTAAGGAGGCTATAGAAGGGGTTGTGACCATGCCCCTCAGTAACCTCCCTATAGTCGTCAGGGCGTAAATTAGAGGCCACTTCCATAGCGACCTCTTTAGTGAGTGGATAAATGTACTTAGACATTCTTGTAGTATTTGGGAGAGTAATCACCCTCCCAAGTCAAAGAAATAAGTGTTGCCGGAAGAGGCGAAGTTGATTTGATTGATAAGTTAAAGTTATTGTTTTTTTCGTAAACAGGGATTGTTCCAGTATGCTCGTCTTCGACTTGTACGTCAGCTACAAAGTATTGGTTATATGTACTTGACGTGAAGTCATCAACATAATCAGCCTTGCCAGTTCTAGACACAACTGATTGGTACTGACCTAACCGACCAAAGGAAGGTTTTACCCTGTGAACAACGAGGCTGCCACGTTCTTCATTGACTGTTCTTTCACCAGCGACTTTTTGAACAAAGAACCTAGGAAGGTCAACCTGCATGGTGTAGTTATACCCAAATGTCAGAGTTGGTTCGTTGCCAGGTACAGTGACATTGTTACCGCTAGTCGGAACATCAACGTTCAAAACAATCAGACCATCAACGCCTGGTTTTACAGCTACAAGATCTACAGACTTATCTGTAATGTTAGCCAGCCAAGGCAAAGTAAAGGTGGTTTGTCTAGTAGTACTATTGAAAGTACCACCTGTCATCTCCACATAGTTATCTAAATGGAGAATATATTCGTTATTGTTTTCAGTAAATGTGGTATCATCATCTCTGAGGAAATTGATCCTTTGCAGGAAAAATTGATCATCGACAAAAATATACGTGTCATTTACACAACAATGATAAGCAAGTGGTCGTGTATGTTTCCAACGGAACCAAGATGATTGAAGCTGCTTATCAGACACATTAAAGTACTTGTAACCAAACACCTCATCACTGTTCTTTTTGCCAAAGAAAATGGTGGTGTTTTCACGTGAGTCAGCAAGTAAGTCAATATCTTTACTGAGAGCAGTAGATACCACTTTGCTTAGCTCGTTCACATTAGGCTCGCCTTCACGTGCCACATTTGACATGACAAAGAAACGAGTATGAGCACCTGCATTGTCCAAGAAACCAGCAATAGTTCCCAATGAAAATGGTGGTACAGCGGTGTTGTAGTTATACGTACTAATGCTGCTTAAACGTGCTGTATCTGGGTTAAGAATATCCGAATCAGTGGCAAGCAGAAACTGTTGGTTCTCTGCAAATACAATGAGACCAGTGTTTATTTCAAGAGCATCAAACAGGATAGCAGGATACTTAGAAGAACAACTAATGTCGATGGGGTCAGTGCCTGAAACTGTGAGAGCAGTGTTGACAAAGAAGTTCCCCAGGTCACCTGGTTGGGATAGAATGACATTTTCATCACTTAAAAATCCAAGACGGTTTCGGAAAAACAAAACCTTGTTGATTGTTTTGCCAATGAAGCTAGGCACTGGATTCGTATTATCATCACCAACGTCACGTGTCGAATAAGTAAAACGCTTGACAATAAACTGACCGTTAGCTTGACGTTGAATAACAGGAGGTACAGTCAAAGGATTTATGGTGTTAGCAATGCCAGGTTCAGCACACTCAACCCATGATCCAGGACCGGAACCACCACCATTGCCTTCAAAACGCAGATAGTAATCATCGTCAGCGCTACTGCTATTAGATACTTTTACGATGTACCCGTGCTTACATTGGAAAGGTAGACCTGTTACATCATTAACAGTGTCAGTAATGACTGTCATCAAGTCACTGTTTTGTGCCTCGACAGTAAAGTTGACTGTATCGCTGTAAATGTAAAGTCCATTGCCGATAACGTCAACGTTGATACCAGTAAGACCAGCCAGCTCACCCTGTATGCCACCTAAAATCGTGTCAGGTGTGACATTTGTTTGTTGATCAAAAGCAGTAGGTACTGGACGTACAGCTTTGATAGATGCACGTACATTAACTGTTTCTACTTTTTCAACAACAATAGGATAGTTTGCTCCTTCCATTGTGACAGTACCTGCACTGCCGACAGTCCAGCCCTCTCCACCATGGAAAAGATCCACACGGTGTGAATAAGAGCAAGTGAAGTCAGCTGCTTCGGGATCGTCATCATTAGAACTAGGCACCCGCCCCTGCTGTCCAGTAGTTGTGATACGGAATACAAGGTTTTTTTTAGTAGTTCCGCTATTTAATGTAAACAGTTTTGTGCCTGTGTGAGGGCAATGACCTGTAGAACCAGGGAAATATCCAAAGCCAGGGCCTGTTGGGTTTGCAGCAATCTGTGTAGCAGTGGTGATTGCAGTAGTAGCGTTGGAGGTGGGGTCGTGAATGTTAAGTCCGTACTGACGTCCGTTTTGTACAACCTTTAATTCAACAAAAGCTGAGTATGTATGGGGTCTTTCAGCAGACTTAGAAACAGACGTAGCTTCCATAGCAGCAGTCACGTTCCTATTGACAACAAAGGTGCTGTCATTGATAGTCGTAAACTGCAATGTCTCAGGACCTATCGTTCCACTGGACAGGTAGTTTTGAAGGTTTGATTGCTGACCAGTTTCGTAGGAAACAGTAATGGCATTGCCAGTTTCGGCATCCCACATGTTCACTGCACCGTTGGTCTGTACCTGACCGATATAGCTACCTTCGGTTTCATCTCTGTAGTAATGGAACCAAACACCTGTAGACGTTGCGTTAGCTAAAACGGACGTACCTACACGCTTGGCTCCAGGGCGTTTATACAGCCCCTTGTTTAGGTCGGGGATACAGTTCACTGCATCTTTGACTTGACCCCGACCCATCTGGCTGTCAGGCACCTTAGAGATGCCACCAAAAAAATTAGGAATAGTTTGAGTAATACTTGGCATCAGCGACGCAATCCACGGAAGGGTTCATAAGAGCGGTAACTTTGTCCCTGACCCATACCAAGGAAGTTGTGATCGCCCTGGTTACATTCGTACTCAGTGACGATTGCACGGCAATAAGCTTCCTGTTGTCCTAAGAGTTGGACAAGAGTCGGGTTAGACACAAGTTGAGTAGCAGCACGAACAGAAGCTTTGGCGACGATCAGACGTTTGAAAGGTTGAGGAAGGTCCTCGAACGGGAACAACCAAACGACATTCATGTCCAGCGGTTCTTCAAACTCGAATGTATGTTCAACTTTGTTGTACAACTTGCCGTCACGTTTGACGACATCAGTAGTTCGATAAACTTCTTCCTCACAAACATCCATACGTAGGACGTTGCTAGGAATCAAAATGTGTTTGTTGTTGTCAGGTGTGAATGGGTAGTGATCTTCACGGTTGTAAACCCAACCTTCACTTTGCACTTCGACGTTGCTTTCTTTAAGGAGGTTGTAGATAAACTCAATCTCTGGGTTAGTGAAATTGAGGTTAGTAACTGGAGACTGACCGATACTCCCCAAGATTGAATTTACTGCGGATAGTTCGGTATCGAGATCAATAGTAGTAGGAGTAGCCATAGTTAAAAAAAAGGGCTCCCGAAGGAACCCTTGTAAAAGATAAATATCAGAAAGCGGAAGGTGCAGTAGCGCCCACGTGCAGCTCAACGGCTGCAGCAGGGTTCAGGTAATCAGCGCCCATAGCCAGACGGCCAAGGATCACGTCACCCTGATAAACCACAGACACGTCGCCCGAGGTCACCTGGACCTGGGGTCCAATGGTTTCGACAACGCCAGCGGCTTCCTTCTGGAAGATAAGACCACAGGACTTAGCGCCCAATTCGGCGTTAGTACCATAGTCGTTGTTGATGCCAGCGGTAGCGCCGGAGGCGTTTTCAGGAGTAGGAGCAATGAAGCTACCGGTGTTACCAGGATCGGTCTCACCAGTGGTGCCGCCGTACTTCGTACCGTACTTGCCCAGGAACGGAATGTTCATGGACTTGTAGATCTTGATACCAGCGATCTCGACAATGCCTTGTCCGCGCTGACGGGAGTCACCCTGTACATCGCGGTTCACCAGACCGTTGTCACCGACCTCTTGGATCAGTGCATAGTATTGGCGAGGGTTAAGAACACCCACACGTCCGTCTTGGCTGATGCCCTTTTCGTCCATCGCAGCAGCGGCGTCGTAGAAGGCGGCCACCAGGTTCTGAGCGTTGAACGCATCAGATTCGTTGGTGGTAGAACCGACACGGATCTGGGTGCCACCGGGCTCAAGGAAGTTAGCCTTGGTGATCGGTGAAGCAGCACGAGCACCGCGAGTGATAGCACGGAAGATCAGACGGTCATACTTCTCAGCGAGTGCATAGCCGATCTTCTTAGAGATCTCACCACGCAGCTCGTAATGAGCAAGGGTCTCATCCAGCTCATACACGAAAGCGGAGCTGATCAGCAGGTCATCGACCGTGATGGTCTTATCGGCCACCGGAGGCGCACCGTCGGTGTTACCGAGGATTGCGTTGCCTGGGGTGTGGTACTCAGCCGTGGTACGACCGGTGTAGATGAACTGAAGAGACTTGCCGTTCTTCAGGGTACGCCGCATGACCAGGTCACGAGCGATTGCATTATTCTCGAAGCCCTTGAACATCTCTCCAGAGAAGAGATCAAGGTACAAGGCGCGGGCGTTACCCGCAGAGTTAGCTTGACCAGGCCGTGTAAGGCTAGTGGTCAACGTAGAAGACTGTTGTGCCATTTGTATGGATAAATAAACTTAAATATGTAACCTTTTCGATCGATCAAAATTTTTGTGGTCTTTTCCCACCGTCATGACGGCGAAGGGTATCTTCCGTAGAAGGCCAACGCCAATAACTGAGGGGAGGAATCGAACCTCCCCCTGAGTCACCAGATCAGTTCAGAACAGTTTTTTTGTAAGCAGTTCCGCGATAGCAAAGCTTCAACTCTTTCTCCTCACGGAGCATTTTGTTGTAAGCATTGATGATGTAACGCTTTTCGAGGTCAGACATAGTTCGTACAGGAATAAACCTAAGCCCCGTTCCATGCTTAGGCGATCATGCGTCCAATGTTGCTTCGAGTACCATTTTGGTAAACTGTGTTTCTAAGAACTCAATATCAATCTGTTCTTGTGGATGACCACCAGACCAGGTTCGTTTGTATTCTCTTAGGGCGTCACGAATAATACGTGCACCACCATCATCTACTCGGATGTCAAACATAGGATGAACGTACGAAAATGATTAGCCGATTGCTGGTGCAGTCAAAGCCACAGGGGTGGTCTCAGCAGCAGCCAAGTCAAGCGGGAAGTTGTGGGCGTTGCGTTCGTGCATGACCTCCATGCCGAGACCAGCTCGGTTCAGGATGTCCGCCCACGTATTGATAACGTGACCTTCACGGTCTTGGATGGATTGGTTGAAGTTAAATCCATTCAGGTTGAAAGCCATAGTGCTAACACCTAGCGCAGTGAACCAGATGCCAACCACAGGCCAAGCAGCCAGGAAGAAATGCAGACTACGACTATTGTTGAAGCTGGCGTACTGGAAGATAAGACGACCAAAATAACCATGAGCGGCAACAATGTTGTAAGTCTCTTCCTCTTGTCCGAATTTGTAACCATAGTTTTGGCTTACTTCTTCAGTAGTCTCACGGATAAGTGAGGAGGTAACCAGGCTACCATGCATAGCAGAGAATAGAGAGCCACCGAAGACTCCAGCAACTCCCAGCATATGGAATGGATGCATAAGGATGTTATGCTCTGCCTGAAAGACAAACATATAATTAAAGGTACCTGAAATGCCGAGCGGCATTGCATCAGAGAAAGATCCTTGTCCGAAGGGATACACCAGAAAGACGGCACTCGCTGCTGCAACAGGTGCAGAGTAAGCGACGAAGATCCAGGGGCGCATACCTAGTCGATAGCTAAGTTCCCACTCTCGTCCCATGTAAGAATAGATGCCAATGAGGAAGTGGAAAACGACAAGCTGGAATGGACCCCCGTTGTAGAGCCATTCATCAAGTGTAGCAGCTTCCCAAATTGGGTAGAAGTGTAGTCCGATGGCATTGCTGCTCGGAACGACGGCTCCCGATATGATGTTGTTTCCGTACAGGAGGGATCCTGCGACTGGTTCTCTGATTCCATCGATGTCTACAGGTGGTGCTGCAATAAATGCAGTTACGAAACAAATAGTAGCAGCCAGCAGGGTTGGGATCATGAGGATACCAAACCAGCCAACATAAAGTCGATTGTTAGTAGAGGTTACCCAGGAGCAAAACTCATCCCAGGTAGACCTCTGTTGTTGTTGAAGTACAGCGGTCATTAAAAGTGCGGGTTAAATGTTTCCAAGGGTATGTATTTGAGCACTTTAATGAAGCCCGCCCAAGGCTCACGTCCAGTGGCGGGCTGTGTGTAAATCAGAAGGAATACTTAGCACCGATCTTGGTGCCATAGGAGTTGTCAGGATCACCGCCCATGAAGGACACTTCACCGTACAGAGACAGCTCTTCACTCAAAGAGTAGGAACCACCAGCCTTACCGGACAGCTCCACAGAACCATCTCCAGCATCAGGAGCCAGGAGAGTAGTACCTCCCTGGACATACCAGTTGTCACCTTCATATCCATAGTGGACATCAGTAGCAGTACCGGTGTAGTCAGAGCCGGTGTAAGAGGAGTTGGATTCCACGTTCACGTAGGGACCAGCAATAGCGGCACCATGTGCCATGCCGAGGAGGAGACCGGAAGCGATAATAGATTTCATGTGTGTGTTACTTTTTCTTTTTAGCAGTTTTAGCGGAGCGGGTAAAATTAGCTTTGGTAGGTGCTCCTTTACTACCAGGCTTTCTCATTTTTTCACCACTGCCAGCAGCAATGCGCTTGCGCTTAGCGTGGATGTTTGCGTAAAGACCTCGTTTTGCAGCCATGTTAGCATTTCCATTTGCGTAGTGCAAGAGCCTTTCGTGTAGGACGACCCTTGCTATCTTTCATTGGTCCTTTAACACCAGACATGCGAGCGCAGAAGGACCGCTTACGTGGACCACCGCCAGGCTGAGGAGCCTTAAGCTTTGATCCTGTCTCTCTATTGTATTTCTCACGGCCAGCTTTTGTCAAGCCACCGGAGCGAGATTTATGTTTGCCAATCTTCAGACTGACATTCTTTTTGCGGACCTTCTTACGTGCCATGTCACTTCTTCTTCATGTTTTTGACGATGGCCTTACGCACAGAGGCAGGCACACCTTTGCTCTTCATCTTTGCTGCAGCTTTTTTAGCGGCAGGTTTTTTGGATCCGTAATGTCCAGGCATTACCAAACTCCGGGGATAATTTGACCAGTGATTGCATAAGCACCAAGAGCCGCCATGATGCCAAGCATAGCAACACGGCCATTAAGCTTCTCAGCCTTTTCATTGTGTGTTTCGTACACGTCGATAATCTCCATGGGTGGTTCTTTTGCGTAGAGGTTTATTCGACCCCTGTCTTCAGTTACGGTGGTCATTAGAATTGTCGGTCAGATCTTTCAAGCTTCATCAGGACGTCGTTCCTGTATGCAGGGTCACGGTCATACCGTGGGTCATTGATTGCTGCAATAAGTTCAGCTTGACTGCGGAAGGTATCACCAGCATCGCTGGGCGGTTTGCCCTGCAACTGCCGACCTTCATATCCATTCTCTGATTCATAGCGGGCTTTGATGCCAGACAGCATCATTTGAATTTGAGCCTTTGTTCCGTTTTCAACGGTTGCATTAAAGGCGTCAAGTTCTGCATCGGAAAGAGACTCAGAAGCCCAGCCAGTAAGTTGGTCGTAAGCTTCATCACCTCCAACCGATGACTTAAGGTCACTGATGTCAGAGTCATTCAATTCAACAGGAGGTGCAACGGTGTTGCCCTTTTGCATCTCGATGTAAGCATTGAGAAGATCCTCACTGCTCATGTTTTTAAGAGACTCAAATGTCTCCTTGGACATCTCACCTTTCTCTGCATATTCTTGAGAAGCTGAGGTAAGCATGTCCACATTAGGATTGCTTTCAGGTTCCTCAGGCTCAGGTTCTTCTGCAGGTTCTTCTTTGTTTTCACCAAGCTTCTTTTGAAGCTCAAGGTAAGCAGACTCTAGCTCTTGTGCATCTTTGTACTTACCAGCCAGCAGGTTTTCCTGCTCTGCTCTAAGTTGTTTACCTACCTCAAGGGAGTCTTGCTCCTCTGCGGTTAGAACTTCTGAGTCAGGTGAGTTGTCATACGTATAAGTTTCAGCCATCGGTGGGTGGTTGTTGTTGTTGGGCGATTTGTTCAGAGATCTGACCAGCCGCAGGGTTCTTAGACGGATCCATCAAGGGGTTTGACATCAGTTGACCAGCTTGATCAACCAACGCTTGCTGTTGTGCAGCAGCTTGCATTTGCTGCATCTCTTGCTGCATCTGCTGCGGTGTCTTGACCAGGTTCAATACGTCAATACCTTGTGCAGCAGCGAGGCGTTTGATTGCTTCGCTAGCGTCGATGAACTTCATCAGCGCCTCAGGTCCAAGGGTCTGGGCAATGGTTCCGATGAAAGCAGTCAAGCTCTCTCGGTCTTGTCCACGTCCAAGTGCATTCACACCTGCCACGATCTGTGGCTGGACATAGTCTTTGGGGATCTTGGGAAGCTGTCCGCTACGCTGCATAACCATCAAGGTCCGAGCCAAGTAAGGCTTCAGGAACTCAACAGTCAGCAGACTGAACAGGCCGCCAAGTTGTTGCTCAAGTTCGAGCTGAGTAAGGCGTACTTCTTCAGCAGTTGTACGTTCTGACTGACGGATGTTTAGCAGCAGGAAGGCTTCACCAAGGCGTCGCTCGATCTGCTGTGCCATCTGTGAGGCAGTAGCAAAGTCCGCAGTTTTGCCAACCTGGACAACACTCACGTCTTCCGGTCGGCCCTGCACGATTGCACCGTTGCCAGCCTTAGCAATGGTCTGTGGCTTGGTAGTAGCAGCCGGGTTCACAAGGAACACCACCTTTGCTGCTGCTGCACTGCCTTCGATCAATGCCTGGCTAAGAGCTTCGAGAGACCGCAGGTCACCCAAGAACTCTTCAACACGTCCACGTCCATAGTCCTCACCATCAACAGCGTTGAAGCGGAGGACCAGCCAGGGGCTTGCGTCTTTAGGAGCTGTACTGCGAGAGCCTTCGATGATCATGTCATCGACTTCCTGGTGCCAGATCCAGCCGCCATTATCTTGACGACGTACATATGTATAGACCTCAGCATCGCCATCATTGTTAGTTTTACCTGACGCAGAGTTAGGGTCAGGCATGGGGTCAATGCCGAGCAGCTTGCGATTGACAAGCTCTTTAGTCACGATCTCACAGACGTAGCCATTGCCATCACGGCTAACTACGTAGCGATTGAGAGGAAAGTTTTTGAGGCCATCTTTACCCATAAAGACCAAGGCGTTTCCGCCTACGATCAGGTGCTTGAGAGCCTGGTGAACTACGACACGATCACTTGAAGCAGCGATTTTGTCCATAACCATCCTTTCCATTTTGGAAAAGGACAGGTCAAGTTCACTTCTAACTTCTGCTGGAAGTTCTTCTCCCAACTTGTCATCTCGTACTTGCAGTTTGAAGAACGAGGTTTGGGGAGGTAGCAGCGCAAGCATAAGCTTGGCTGCGAGAGTGACAACTGACTTTGCACCGACGGATTGCCATGGCGTAATCAGCCTCTTGTGGTTTTGACGAACACGTAGGTCGTCAGTAATAAGGTGAGGCAGCGTCAGTTCAGAACACTCAACTGCTGTGTCAAGGAATTGATGCCTGTCAGATGACAGTTGACTGTACCGTTCTTTCGCGTTATGGGACATTTAGTCCTCCAGTGCTGCCACCAGATGCCTGTTGCTGGAGGGGAACCTTGAGACTGTCTGCACCAATTCTTTTAGCCTGCTTGACAGACATTTTCTTGGCAAAGTCTACCTTTGGTTTTTCGTCTTTGGGTGTTAGAGCTTCAGGCGTTGGACGCTCCTTTGGCTGCTTGGGTAATTCCTTCTGGATAGGAGGAAGCTTTGGAGCTTTTGGTGTCTCAGGTTGAAAGCCCAACAAGCTTGCAATGTTTACACACATTAGTCTTCATCTATGAGTTGGTTGATAAAAGAAACAACACTGGCTTGACCAGCCCTGTAGTAGATGTCGGGTGGTAGATCTGTAGGTTTGATTGGCTCGGCAGGGAAAGCTTCCGCAAGCCGAGTTTTAATCATGTCCAGTTTTTCGTACTGGAACTTAAGCGTATTGGGGGAGATTGACATTCGAGTGCTCGAAGAACGCTGGCATCCGAGCAGCTTTGGTCTCAACCAGTTGAGGTGCTTTGCCCTCGTACATGAGTCGATCGCTGGAATCGAGCCAGAATTGTTTGTTCAGATATTTGTCTGCGTGATTACCCAAGGGTTGCATCACCCAGTTGATTGTGGCTTTGCGAAGCTTGTCCAGAGACGGGCTGATGTTGTAACCCAGCTCGGTATGTGCCAGTGAGTTCACCGCCACATGGATCTGTTCGTCTCGTGAGATGTCCGCTGAAACGGTTCTCATCCCAGCGTCACCATTAAAGCGAAAGAATGGTAGAAGAACGAAGAAGATCGCACGCTCGGCAACAAGTGCCTTGGTAATCGTGTGATCTGGATGTGCCTCCCACGCGGACTTAAGCCGTAGGGCTTCCGCTTCAGCTTGTTCATCAACGCCGTAAGCATTGGCGATGTAACCAAGTGCGATGTCGTGATTCTCTTCGTCTTTGACATTGGACAGTAGGACGTCCCGTGCATTGCTCGGTACGTCAGAGGCGAGAGCGTCATTGATGAAGTCTCCAACGGGAAGTTCCATATGACGCATGGCGAGTGCGCGGTAGATCGCCTGCTCTGCACCTTCTTTGCACGCTCCTGCTGTCGTTTGTACAGGAGTCCATTTTCTTTTTCGATTGAGTAGTTTTTCGTACGGATTCATTCTTGACAGTCACAGGTAAGTTCTTCCTCTGGTTCGAGGAGACCTGCCAAGTAATCGTTGACGTCGTCTTCATCCAATGCAGCGTATGCACTTGACTTGTCTTGTACGTCGCCCATTACTTGCAGGCTGTAGTAAAGAGAAGTCTGGGGGCTTGCAAGCCACTCCTCGATAAAGGCGTTGTCATACGTGACAACATCACTCCAACTGTTGAAGCTATACCCATGAAGAAGCCCAGTGCGATTGAGAAGAGTCATGATGCCATCGGCAACACGCTTGTAGTTTTCCCAACCGACTTCGCTGGCGATTTCTACATCGCCATAGTTATATGTTTGTACCCCGAACGTTCCGCTGTCGCGGTCTACCGTCCGGCTGATAGGCGGAGCGATTTCTGGTGTGCTAGTAAAGCCATCCAGATCTGTGCTTCGATAACTGCAGGAGGCAGTGGGCGCGATAGCAAAGGCTCGAACCATATTATTAGCACGAGCAATTTCGGCGGCAGCATTAACGCCAGAGGCAATGGCAGACACCAATTCATAAGCTGGTGTGCGTACCACTTCTCCTGCATTGAAGTTGTCCAGAGCAACTCCGAATTGCTCATAGGTTATGCCGTACCTCCGTAGGAGATTTGCGAGTCCAAGCATTCCGAGTCCGACTTGTCGGTCGGTATCGCTTGGCAGATATTCTCCTGAATCGCCAACCCCAGTTCGACCATGGAGTTCGCACAGTTGCGACATCCCTTCAGTGAAAGCTCTTGGAATGTCGTCATATTCACAGGCAGAGAGATTGATATGTTGTAAAAGACAGGTACCTCGTGAGGGCAGGTACACTTCAAGACAAACGTTCCCTCGGATGCGTTTTCCTTCATTGTCATACTTTACTTTGTTGAGCCAGACGTCTCCCGATTTAATAGCGAAGAGGAGTTCCTCCTTAAACGAACACCTCTCCCACCAATCTTCTGTGATGTTGATGCATCGCTTGACCCAAGGAAGTTCGGATCGAGGAGTACTAATAAACTCACGAGCATCGCTGTGGCAAAGGTCGAGGTGACAGACCACAGCACCGTTCTTGTAGACACCCCCGCGACGAAGGATTTCATTTAGTGTTGAGTAGATTTTAGCGAAGGAGACTGGTCCAGATGCAACCAGTCCTTTTCCATTCTCTTCACCTCGGGGTCGCAGTTCCGACAAGTGGACCGCGCAACCTGCTCCGAAACGTAGAGCATGTGATACAAATCTCCAGCTCGCCTCGATTCCATTGGGACCCTCCATTGAGTCTTGGACAACAAATACTGTGCAGCTGACAGGTAGGCGGGAGGTGGGGTCGTCAAGCCAGGACTGAACACGGCCAGTCCTTGAGATATAAGATGCGGTGGTCATTTAACTAGATCAGAAAGATGAGGTGGTTTATAGTTCGGTCCCTTCAGGACCTTGCCGTCGTCTCGGTAGATGGGCTTACCATCTTCACCAAGTTTTGACATGTTCGATTCATGAACTCTGATCATCGCTTCGTCCAGGTCCCATTCTTGGGACGCGGCGAATTGAAAACATACATATACGAGGTCAGCTAATTCTTTGAGCTGATGTTCTTCATCCTCGAAGTGATAAGCCTCGTGAAACTCAGACCATTCTTCATCGATCAAAGACTTCTGAGTCCTTCTCATGTTCGCCCCATTCGGGACGCCGTAGGCGAAGCGGAACTGGTCCGCTTGATCCATGAGGCTCGGGTGTATGTAGCAGTTCATTTTCAAGATAGTGGATAGCCTTTTTAAGGTCGGCAGTCTTTGTGTTATCACCTTTGAAACCGGCTCTGCAAATATATTTAATAGCATTGCCAAGGTGATAATTAAGTTCTTGATCGCGGATGAAGTCCCAGACTTCTATGTTTCCGCGGGTGTAGTGGGTGGGAGATTGGGCCACTTTTGTACCAGGTTTGAAACAGTATTAGCGAGGCAAAAGTTCTGGCGTTGAAGTGCCATGAACAGGGTGATGATGTCCTGCTTGTCTGCCTCAGGTAGCAGGTCCTCAAGCCTCCGAAGCTTGAAGTTCTGCTCCATCGTTAGCTCCGTCACCGGCATCGGCGGGAGTCCAGGGTATGACTTGTCCGTCATATTCGTTAGTGGTGAGAATCTTTGCGAGTCGGGCATTGATTAGGGCGTCCTCTTCAGTCATGTCTTTGTCTTTGAAAGCTTTGACAACTGTATCCCACGTGTATCCGTGCTCATCAAACAGAGCAACGGCACGTTTGATTCCAATGCCAGGCACGCCTGAGTAACCATCGGTCTGGTCACCAGCCAGTGTCTGAATCAGATGCCATTGATAGCCTTCTTCTTCAGAGATCTCGACAAGTTCATCCATGTTGAACAACTTGCCAGGGATTTGTTTCATGTCCTTGTCGGGACTGACAATTACATTGCCAGGGTTAGCTGTTGCATAGATACCCATGGCATCGTCAGCTTCCAACGTAGGGATTCGGATCACCTCGTACTGTTCAGACAGTGCATTGATGACACGTTTGTATCCACAGGGCTTCTTCCTGTTTCGATGACCCTTGTAACTGGGTAGAATTTTTTTCCGAAAATTTACAGAGTCACTAAAAAACAGGATCAGTTCAGGCACGTCCCACATGAAGTGACCTTTGATTTTGGTCAGCTCACGTTGGACATTTGTCATTGCCTCACTGAACTTACTGACGACCATGATGACGTCGTCACCCCAGTCAATGTCTGTCTCAGCGCCGGCACAGGATTTATAGACAATGTAGTCGGCATCAATGAGTAGTTTCATCAATGGACCTCCGCCCAGTTCTTCCCTTGCTTTGCTTCCGCTGCGATGGGGACTCGTAGTTTGTAGTACTCGCCAGCCGCTTCAGCGCTGTGTACCAGGGATGCTGATAGGTCGTCTGCATGGGCAGGGTGGCACTCGAATTGCAGTTCGTCATGTACAAATGCAAGCTGTGCACAGCACAACTTTGTTGATTCAATAGTTTGTTGATTGATAAGGAGCCACCGCTTCGCGATGGTCCCGGCTCCTGACTGGAGCAAGTAGTTCAAAGCTTTGTGCGGGCTGTCCAGAGCGATCTTTCGACCGTCTATAGACCTGACAAAGCCCTTCTCAGACGCCGTTTTGATTGCCGCCAAAAGTTCCGCAAGTCCATCAATAGCAGAAACAAACGCTTCTCTAATTTCCTTGCCTTTCGATTTCGCATTGCGATCATTTAAGGAAGAGTCAAAGGAATGTCCAATTTTGGCGTCACCTGCACCGTAGAGGAAGGCGTAGGTAACTGTTTTGACAGCTCGTCTACTGATTCCAATTTTGTCTGCATTGACTTGATGGATGTCTCCGTTGAGGAGAATGTCCGCATAGCGTCCCGCATCGTATCGAGCGAGGTAGTGAGCGAGCATCCGTAACTCGATACCGCTAAGATCGGCACCCACCATAATTTGACCAGGCGATGCGATAAAAAGTTCTCTAAATTCATGATCACTCGGGCACTGCGCGAGGTTTGGTTTACGGTGTGCACATCTGTGCGTGTTTGTAGCAACTGAACAATGATGATGAATACGATTAGCACTCGTACATAGCTTCAGCCATGCGTTCGTGCCTTCCGAGATCATCCCCAATTTCTTCGTAATATCGAGACACTTCAAGAAAGCCAGGGCTATCTCCGTCCCAATATCCTTCAGAATCACTTCGTCGATGATGGGCTTCCCAGTAGGACTCATCTCCGTTGGATTCCAACCATGAAATGTTTGCAGGATCCATGAAATATGGTCGCGTGAGGTTGGATTTAACTCTTTCAGTTTGGTGAACGTACATCCTTCTACGTATCCAGAGGTTTTGTTATTTCGTTTAGGAGTAAACTCTGATCCTTTGACGAAAGGGTGTTTGTTGCGTAGTAGTTGACAAGTTTTCTCAAGCTCTGATCTGAGAGACGATGCAAGTTGCCATGCAGCATCGACATCAAATCGCCATCCATGTAGTTCTTGTTTAGTGAGAATTGTTGCTACGTCATGCTCTAACGCGACCCAGTCAGGTAGGGGTGGAAGTGATCGCATAGTTTTTTAGTGACGTTTACATCTTGTACGCAGTAATCCTGCATATCTTGTGACCAGTTTTTCCAGTCAGTGTCCTTACCGAATGAGCCTTTGAACTCATTCAGTCGGTAGCCGTAACTCTCAAGGCTGTGTCTACCCCACATGTATGAGGGCATTTCTTTCCAGCGCCCGAGGTACTTGCCTTTTGACTTGGGACCACGGTCCAGGTCCAACATGTCCGCGTGGTACAGGCGTGATAGCAGAAGCGTGTCTACTACAAGCCCCTTCGGGTTGAACCAGGCATAAATTTTTCGGAGGCACGGTATGTCGTAACCAATAACGTTGTGACCACAAATAATTTCAGCATCTTCCAAGAGCTGAACACCACGAGTGATGGGTTCCTGATCACCCTGGTCGTTGTAGATATAAGTCTTGTCAGCCTCCGAATCGTAGATAACAAGACAGTGGATACAGGTGACATCATCTAACAGTCCGTCACTTTCCAGATCGAAGACCAGCATTTTTCCATTGGTATGTTTTGTCCACAAACTGAGCACGGCGAACCATTTCCTCAGTAGGAGGCTTAGGTTTAGAAATCAGTTGTTGCGTCAAACTCGGCTTCGATTGCAGTTTCATGGAATTTGCAGGTAGATAGGTCGTAATTCAGCTTACAGGCGACACCAACTTCGCCTGAATATCGATTTTTAAGGACGCGCACAGTCGTAGAGCTTGATTCAGGTCCACTCTGCTGATCTCTTTCGAGCGCAATACATGCGTCGCTGAGTTGAGCAATAGAAGCAGATCCTCTAAGCTGTCCAAGTGTGACGCGGGCTCCTTCCTCGTGATTGACATCGCCAGAAGTCCTACGTAAGTGAGATACAAGAAATAGTGAAATCCCTGTCCTCTCAGTAAGGGATCTAAGTTTTGTCATTGTCTGGTCAATCATCTTGCGCTCGTCGTTGATACCGTCGAGGCCAGATAGCAGGATTGACAAGTGATCGAGGAAAACAACCTTGGTTTCAAGGCCGCTTGCCATGTATTCGATACGGTTGTAGATGTGGTCAGGGTCATAAGACCCGAAGCCATCAAACAAATGCAGGTTCCAGTTCGCGATCGTGTTATCGAACGCTTCAACTAGCTCAGATCGATCATGCTCTCCAAGGTGGAGGCTTCGTCCGACTGCTGCTGACATAAGTCCGAGAGCTGTACGGCGGTTTGACTCTTCAAGTGCCAAGTAACCGACCCGTTCTCCTTTGTTAAGCAGGTGAGTACATAAGTCGCGACAGAAGGACGATTTGCCAATCCCTGATCCCGCAGTAATCGTGACAAGCTCTCCGTACCTGATCCCGTGAAGCTTGTTTTGTAGTCCTTGAAAGGGGTAGTCATGATCTGATGGTGGGGAGGGAGTTGTGATGACGTCGATTAACGACTTGGCATCAACAATCCCGTCTGGTTTGTATTGAGTGTGCTGAAAGTTACAGACAGCTCGAATTGCTTCGGTGTCGCCAGCCTGTAAAGCCTCTGAGGCATCCTTGTAATCGTCTAGGAAGCCGATGAAAACCTTGCCAGGTGGCATCACACCGGCAGCTTCCTCAGCGCCTTTGTGGCCTGCTTCATCGTTATCGAAGAAGAGGACAATCTTGTCGTAATACTGGAGCCATTCGTAGTTGTTTTGAATAGCTTTCTTAGCGGCAGCAGCTCCGTTTGGCACGGATACTACGTCCCAGTGTGGTTGGGCTTCCCAGACGGACATAGCGTCCATCTCGCCCTCTGTAATCACAAGCTTTTGTGTCTTGTTAGACGTCTTGTGACGGTAGTTCTGCATCCCAAAGAGGGTTTTGACCTCACCCTCGCAGCGAAACTCCTTCTTCGGTGTCCTTACTTTCGCGCCAACAGGCGATCCAGTGCCATCGAAGTAATAGTGGCGTAGAAGTTCTCCGTCTCGGTAGGTTTTGAAGAGTTCACATGTTTTCTCTGTGATCCCCCTGGAGTGCAGCCTTCCGGCTGATCCTTGTAGTCGTACATGTTGCACGGAATGGTGAGTGTGATTTGTAGCGGATCCTTCCGCAGGTTTGAAATAGTTACATTTGTGACAATACTCGTGCCCGTCCGTGTAGATACTGTTTGCATCAGATGATCCACACTCCGGGCAAGGTATATGCCTGATAAATTCAGAGTCGCTCACAAGAGCCAATCGATAGGGATATTTGCGAAGGACGTCCACTTGATACCAAGCTTATCGCACCACTGTGCGTACGTCGTCTTCGATTTTTTTGAGATTGTATTGAACGGTGCCTGAAAGACCATCCGAAGATCAATGTCAGGGTTTTGTTCGATGACTGACTTGATCTTCTTTCGGTCCTTGGAGTCCCAGTAACCCTTGGCTTCAAGCCAAACTCCATTCGGAAGAATGAAGTCAGGCGTGTAATTATGTTGGATTACATAGGGAACCTTTGTACTTTCGTACTCATACTTGACACCCAGTTCTACGAGAAGATCAGCGATCCTCTCTTCGAGACCGGATCGGAAAGCCATCAGAAGTCTACGTCATCCTCAGGTGCGGGTGTGACAGCAGGTTCAGATGTCTTAAATCCTTTGGTCTTGCCGAACAACTCGGCTACATCCACGTCATCCATGTCGCCAGTGTCAACACCAGCAGAGGTAGACAGGGTCACGACCTGGACGCCTTGCAGCTTCAGGCTGGTGCCATAGGTCACCTTGTCCTTCAGGATGTAAGGCTTTTGGAAGAAGGCCAGCTTGACCTTGCAACCAGAGTACAGCGGTGTGTTCTCATCTTCGATTGGGGTGCCTTCGGTATCAACAATACCAGGCTTCATCTCCTCATTCCAGGAGAACTTCACGGTATACTTGCCTTCGGCTACCTCTTCCCAGGGTTCAGGCTTGAGAGTCGAACGCTTCGGGTTAGCAAGCTTTGATTCAGCCCACTTCAGACAATCGGCCCGCTCGGCTTCGAGCTGGTCAACGACGTCCTGGCCGACTACGGCCTTCAGGTTGTACCCGTACTTGCCGGGCTTCAGTACTGCCTGGAATCCTTCGAGGACAACGGGCTGTTCAGTTACGATGGTGTTGCGTGCCATTAACAAAAGAAATAGGTGGAGTCAATCACGTTCGCTGGTTTCAGCGTATCGATGATCGGTGGTTCTGTCTCTGCTTCAATGTAGTGAGCAAAGGTGGTCAAGTAGTCATGCTCCGCAAATAGGTGCATGTATGTTTCACGAACAATGGCTGAAAGTACAGACATGTCAGTAGCACGACATAAAACCGAGTCGTGTATGAGGGAAATCGGTGCGTTGAAGCGTAGTGCAGATAGGTGAAGGAGGCTTGCATCAAGGGAATGGATAAGATTTGGCGCTGTTGCGTTCTTGTGGTGGTTCTTATCTACCTTGTCTCCATCTTCCGTGGCAACCCTGATCTTACAACGACCCATCAGTTGCAACTCAATAGTAGCAACCTTAGGCTTCATCAGCTTTTGTTTGACTGTGAAACCAGATGGTGTCATCCAGGTCAGGCTTGTAGCGCCACGGTCGATAGCCTTACCGACCTCCTTCTCAATCCACTTCATGACCTTCATGGGACCAGGGACAATGACGTCCATGGCATCACGTACAGCCTTGACAGTTGCAGTGAGGTCATCCTTCTCAACTTCTACACCTTTCTCTTTCAGAGCTTCACGTATGTAGCCTCGATTCGAGAAAGGTTTAGCATTGTAAGGCACCGTCATGACCGTTCTTTTGGTCGTCTTCCTATCCATGTGTGGACGGATAGACACAGGTACATGAGGCTTAGCTTGTTCAGCAATAACCTTGTATGCATCCTGAGGTTTATCACTGGGAAGAACATTCACTAGCTCTGCTGTCGATGCATCACGTGCAAGACCTGCAAGTATTTGCAGACCACTACATGTAGCGTCAACAGCTACTGGCAGGTTCGTGTAATGACGATCACACTTGATTATGCAATGAAAGTACTCATCACATGCTGCCAAGAAAGTCCAGGGTTCATCTGCGACCTCCCATTCGTGAAGACAACCCAGCGGATCAGTAGCTATACGCTCGATCAGGTCTTTGTTGTCATCTGCCCATTTAAGACGTTCTTGCATGGGTGCCTTGTCCAGGCCATAGGTTGTGGCGACCTGGAAGGCTAGCCAATCTTCTGCCTCGGGTGTCATGAACGACCCCTCATGGAACTTAAGTAATGACTTACCGAAGTCCGTATCTTGTGGAGTAAGAAAGGCTGGGATAGGGTAAGCCCTACCTCTGTAATCGAAGCTCCAAGGAATGTAGAACTTGTCTACATCCTCGAATACTTTCACTGCGTTCATGGTCATCCTTGTACGACATGACCGCTGAAACGCTTGTGCGTTGTAGTTATATGCCTCTGCTGCTGCACGACGATAGGACATTTCACTGTCCTTGTTGTCATCAATGTCAGCAGGTTTGGGTGGTAGAGGCATCTCTACTTGAGGGACAAACTTACCTACTTCAATACGTCGTTCCATAAATGTCTTTGCGACACCCACGACGAACGGATTGAGAGTGTATGCAACCTTCTGAATCTTGTTCAGAAAGCTGATTGGTGTTTCTCCCTGTATACATGTGGGATCGCCCCTACGGACCATGTCGTATCCACGCATGACCTCGTTAAGCAAGTACCCACCTGGCCTTTCGGTGTCCCAGTCGTTAGGTGGAATCAGCATCGGCCACGCCAACGGGCTGAACAGCTCCGCCTGGGCCATGATCTTGTCCTTGATCTGCATGAACTCAGGTGATGGGATCACGTAGTTCACACGCTTGTTACCATGCTGCCGCATGTCTATCAAGAACCAACCACTTACCTCGCAGATGCAATCCAACAGCCAGCCACCAAGTTTGACCCTGTTGGCACGTCCCCAGCATTGCCAGTGTGGTACGTCATAACGGTTCATCAATGTAGTGATGACCTTGACTTTCTGGTGGGTACCACTGGCCTTGTGGAAGTAGTTCTGCTTGATTGTATGTAGCAGACCTGGAACCTTGTTCTCGTAGTGCCGCATCATGCACTCATTCTCAACCGCCTGGCCGATAGCATCGGTGACATTTGGTACAAGTGCTGATGCTTTCTTTGTGGCAAAGACCTTATCAAATACTACCTTACATGAGATTGCAGCAGCAGCTTCAGCCTCAATGTCAGCCAGATACTGTTGTATCTGCCTAAAGGCAACACCAGTTTTGCCCTCTTTTATGCGATTGGTAGTGTGCTGAATACGTGCCACCACAAGAGGCATAAGCTGCTCAATAGAAGCCACGCCATAGGCAGTAGCGCTGGCATACTCTTTGTCCTGTAGTTTTGTGGTGTTGTCGTGGAGCTTTTCTAGTCCTTGACGTATCTGTTCTCGCTCAAGATCAACCTGAGCACTGATCTCTGCGGGTGTTGCCAATTAGTCGTCAAAGTATTGGGTTTGCTTGTCGTCCATGACCTGCTCATGCAGGAGCTGGATCACTTCATCCTTGTGTGGATGCATGTTGATTTCTTCAATCAACGTATCAAGACGGAAGTTGAAAGTAGCGTCAGTCATCGTAGATGTTGGAAGGGTGAACGTAGTGGATTGTATCATGGGTACAGACAACGAACTCATGTGAAAGCTTCTCCATGTAGTCCCTGACCTTGGCTTCAGCAGCGTGCTGGCGTTTGTATACATGCTCCTTTACCTTCATAGTTTTGAGGTTAGTTGCACGTATGACACAGCATACATCAGAGGGTAGTTCCCATGCCGCGATCTTCCAATCCATGATCTCTTCAAACGTGTGAGGCTCGAACAACTCAGCAGGTGCCTCCTTGAACTTCTTCCAGTTGTTTGGGAAGTAGGGTTTCTTACCACTCATCGGTGCGTCTTACGTTAGTCAGTTTACAAGTTCTGTCCATGGACAATTCCAAAGCATCCCATGCGGCTTCTTCAGAATTGGCGGCGAGGATATACATGACCTCGCCACTTGACAGGGTGATCTCGTACTCGCGCAATGGTGAGTGTGAAAGATCAAGCGGTTGTTGCGACCTTGGGTTTGCGTCGTCTGGCTGGACGTGGCTTGGGCTTTGCATCATTAGACTCCATGTTAATGTATGTGTCACGTTGAGCTAACTCCTTGTAGATGTCATTCCATCTGTGACCTTGATCACCATAGTGGTGTAGCCAACAAAGGATGGCATTCTTAATAAAGAAATTGTCATCTAGTGATTTACTTTTTTCCATAGTACCTCCCGGTGATACGATTTGCACGCTGCCAGATAACAGCAGTGCTGAACAATCCTACCATACCGACGATGGCAAAGATGATGTTAGATTCAGACCAGATCATTTCAAACTCCAGAGGTGTTCAGGTTTACCGTACATACCAGTCACGGTGCTGTTAGTTTTTACTAACTCACCGGCTGTTGTTAGGTTAGTTATTGCACGGCGGACAGAGGTGATCGGCCAATGCTCAGGAAGAGAATCGTAAACCATTGATGGGCTTTGTGGTTTCCCCTCGTCCTTGAAAAAAGCCAAGATGTATTCCTCTTGTTTCATTAGTTGATTCGAGTGAATGTGTTGTCAGAGTTGGCATTGTAGATGATGCCACCATCGTCCTTGAAGATACATGACCAGGCACCAACAGGCAGCCTGCATTGTGCTGCAAGCTGCGAGTCACCAGTCATACGTATCAGTCGATGGTATGAATCTGTGTCCTT